TCGGATCCAGCCGGCGTCCCGTCAGTCGGTCGAGGCCACTCATTGGGGCGCTCCGGAGACGCCGGATCCCGTTTGAACCCCGATGTGGCGGTGCCCCTTCAGGCTCTTGCCGCCGCCAACGACGTCGATGGCGGCTGTGGCGGTACCCGAAACTTTCAGGTCGCCCTGGATCTCGACGTCAGCCAGCAAGCGAACGCCGCCTGGGGCTTCGACCGAGGCCGAGCCCGGCAGGCTGAAGCTGAGCAGATGAGCTTCAGGATCGTAGGTGATTAGCGCCCCGTCCTCGAACCAAATGCCGAACTTTGCGCCCAGGAAAAGTGGTGCGAATTGCGAGGACTTCAGACGAGCGGATATCGTCCCCTGCTCGATGTCGCCTTCTGGCGAGGTCACTTTGACCTGTTCGCCTTCTGTGGGCGGAGCCCAAATCTTGATCCGCCCGGAGGGCATGTCCCAGTCGATCGGGGGGGACACTTCGTCCCCGAAACGGACGGTGGCGGTGCCGGCGTTGAGATCGACGCTGTCAACCACGCCCACGCGCACGAGATTGCTGATCGTGAGATCGGTCTCGGCGCTGGAGGTGGTCGCGGTGCGGGTCATGGCCACCGGACGATGGCGCAGCGGCAGACCGCTTTCGCGGCGCGCCTGTTGTCAGACGCGCCAGCACAACAGCCAAAGGGTCGGCGGCTCAGTCCTCGATTGCCCCCGGTTTGACGATCCAACCTTCCGACGTCATGACGACCTGGTCGTCGAAGCCGAAAGCGGGTGGCGGCGTCTCGGTGGCATAGGCCGGGACCATCCAGATCGGCGGCAGCACCTGATCGCCCGCCGCCTCGGCAGCCTGGAGATCTGCGAAGAGGGCAGCGTCAGTCAGTGCCCGCGCGTCTTCATCGTCAGCCGCAGCGAGCATCGCCTCGTCATGGCGATTGTTGGCGGCTTGCAGATCTTCGGCGAGGGCGGCTTCCGCCAACGTCCGTGCGTCGTCATCATCGCCTGCGGCGGTCAGGGCCTCGGCGTGGCGTTCGTGCGCGATTTGTTGCTCTTCGACCAGGGCGACGTCGGCCTGTACTCGTGCGCTCATGTCCCCGGCCGCAGCCGTGACGGCCTCGACGTGGCGCGCCCGGGCCGCGTTTTGAAGCGGAAGGACGACGGCCGCCTTCGCAGCCGCCCATTCCAACGGATCGGGCATAGCCTCGGAAGAGCCGAGGTAGAGACCGGTTTCTGGATTGTAGTGAAAGATCAGCATGGAAGGGCTCAGTACGAAATGCAGGCCAGCAGGGCCTGGTTGACCGGACGCGCTTCGTCGCCGCCTTCATCCCCGGTCAGGGGGAAAGAAATAGTTCCGGTTGCATCAGCGTCCTCGACGTAAAGCGAGCCGCTGTTAGCGTTCGAACGCGAAGGGAGGGAGTGGTTATGGCGCAGGTTCTGGCTGGCCTGATACACGCCGAGCGCACGGTTAGGGTCGAGTCCTCGATTCCGGTCCAAGCCCCGGAAGAAGACCCCGCGCCAGTCCGGAAGATTGAAGGTCGTGGTGCCGTTGCCTGCGCCGAAAACGGTCCCGATCTCGGCGAATAGGCGGGCATACGTGGTTCGCGAGACCGCCTGCCCTTCCGCGATCAAGAGGCGTGAGTTCGTAGGCGGGGACGCCTTGGCAATCAGGTGAAGCTGACCGGCCGGCCAGCACATATCCAGGATCGCGGCGTCGTGCGCAGTCAGTTCCTGCTGGACGAAGGCCGTGGTCGCCAGGCGGAGCGAGTTGTTGCCGACGGGCGCGGTCGGCGTGATCACGCTGAGGATCGCGCCCTCAGTCGCATAACGGCCCGATCCATCCGCGTCGTATCGGAAGGTGAAGGTCCCGCCGTCGTAGGCGATGGCGGCGTGGTTCTGGCCGGTGCTGCGGTCGTTGAAGGCGAGCGTGGGATGGAAGCTGGAGATGGTGAAGCCGACAGCGCCGGCCCAGGAGCCGCCCGAAACGTTGCCGGCCGTCTCGACGATGGACGGAGCCGATGCGCTTAAGGTTGTGGTTTTGATCCCGCCTGATCCAGCAACGGTCAAGCCGCCGGAGCCACCCACCGATAGGCCGCCTGAACCCGCGATGGAGATGCCAGTGGAGCCCCCGTTGATCGTACCTCCGATGAAGTTTGTCGGATTGAAGTTGCCCGCGTGATAGGCCTCGCGGCCGTTCACCAGCAGCGGGGCGTTGAAATAAAAGCCCGGCCTGTCGGTGTAGATATGGGCGTAGTTGGCGTTCGCTGGACCGAAGTCGATATAGCCATAGGGGGTCTGGTGACGCGTCCAGGCGGCGGAATCGTTCGCCACGAAATTGGAACTCGGCGACGGGTCGAAGTTGTCGCTATCCCAAGGCGTGGCGTCGCCGAAGGCCGGACGGACGCTGAACTTCCAAGACCATCCGTTCTCACCCTGGATCAGAAGCTGCCCACCTACGTCCGAGGCGGCATAGCCGATGTAGCCACGACGCGTGCCGTCGGGGGTGTGGAAGCTGACGAGCCCGGGGCGGTATTGCGAAGAGCTGGAGCTGATCTCGACCGATCCCGCCGTGGCGGCCCGTTTCACCCGGACGACGCCAATGAATTCGGCGCCAGCCAGGTCAGCCTTCATGACGAGCGCGGTGACCAGACCGGTGATCTTGTCCATAGCCAGGTTGGGGATCCGGAGCGCGCTCAGAATCCCGGTCGCCACATCAGCAGCATCATGCTGATGGATGCTCGCCGCCTTGTCTTGAAGCGCCGCGAGCAGGCCAGTGATCTTCGATATCGCCAGGTCTGGGATCCGGGCGATCTCGAATATGCCGCTCGTGATTGCCGAGGCCGCGTGCGCGTGATTGTTCGCCGCCTTCCCGGCCAAAGCGGTATCGAGCCCGACGACATCCGTGATTGCATGGCCGTGAACAGCTGCAGCGAAGTTTGCCGCCCACTGCTGCAGCGTGGCCTTCAAGCCAAGCGGCGTGACCGCGCGCTGTGGGTCGGCGCCGGCCTGGGTTTCCGCCGTGGTCGCCAATTCTACCACGCCCTGGACTGTCGTGGTCGCCGGAGGGTTCAGCCAATTGGTCGCGCCGAAGGCGATGTTTGCGGTCGTCAGAGACTTCAGGGCGACATCGGTGGCCAGCAGCAGCATGGCCGAGGCAGACTTCTCGAGGATGACGGCCGATTGGCTGTAGAGCGCGAACAGCGTCCCGTCCGACAGATACAGGCCAAAGGCACGCAGGCTGTAGGCGTCGGCGGTTTCGTCTCGGATGGTCAGGTGCAAGGTGTCGGCGGCAACGACGTCGCCCGCGAAGGTGCCCAATCGCTTCAGTTCGCCGGGGAGCGTCGTGCGCCCGGTCAAGGCACCGGCGGTATGCGTGGCGCTGACGCCGATCGCGGCAATCGTCAGCGCCACGGTGCCTGTGTTCTGAGCGTTGACCAGGGCCGCCCGACCAGCGTCGGTGATGGTGAGGGAAAGTCCGGCCATATCAGGCGACCTCAAACTGCAGGCGTTTGTAGACGGCGGCACGAACCGCGCCGGCGAAACCCAAGGCCGCCGTGGCGCTGATGCCTTGGGTGAAGGTGAAGTGAGATCGGGCGGGCTTGGTGCGGGCGACTTCGTCCATCACCTCCTCCACAAAGCGTGCAGTCACCGGCTCGCCGTCCTGACCATTCAGGGTCAGGACCAGCTCGAAGGTGTGGGGTCGGCCCGGCGGATCCATCTGCCAGGCTTCGCGGATCGCGATCTGGCCGCCGAAGGCCTGGGCGACTTGGCGAACGGAAGCTGCGGTGCCCTTGATCCTCTGGATCTCAATCGCCTGGGCGACGACAGCGCGCTTTACAGGCTCGGACCAGCTGGAGTTCCAGCTGTCGATCGACAGGGCGTAGGCCAACCATGGCAGAAGGTGGACAGGGCAGCGCTCCGCACTCCAGAGATCCCGTAGCGGAACTGGCACGGCGTCCAGCCGCGCGGTGACCGCCTCGAGGGCGCGCTCGACCGCAGTCGCATTCGGCGGCAGGAGGCTACGATGTTGAGCCAGGCCGCTCACTCGCCCAACCCGGCGTGGCCGACGTTGATGGCGGTGCAGCGGGCTGCCTGCAGGCGGTTGCAGACCACGTTCGCCGCTGGCGACGTCAGAAGGACATCCTGGACGCCCTCGGCGGCCAACGCAGCGATGATGGCGGAGCGCGTGATGTCGCGGCCGAGGCGGAAGGC